TATCTGAAGAATACAAAAACGAGCCTTGGAAAGATAATGGCTATGTAGCTTATAATCTTTGGGGTGGTAAATCAATGGTTTCTTGGGCTAGACGAATTTCAGACAATGAGGAATCAAATAATTAAAAAAGTCAAACAAGATTGGCAAAAAAACTTTGAGAATCAACTTGATATTGCAGAAAGAAAAGAAATATCAAAAGTTGCCAGGTATTTTCGTAGTGAATATTACAAAGGCATAGACGATTATTTATCTACAAAAAAAATCTCTACTTACGAGGGTTTGTTTAAAGAGTTAGATGTTACAAATATTTACAATGACATTTATGTAAACATTGGAATTCGTTTTACAAAATGGTATCAAAGAAATTTTGACAAATTAATTGACAAACAAACTACTGATGAAACAATATGGGCGCAAAAATATTCTTATATAGCAAGTAAAATTGCTGCTGAAAGAGTCGTTAGTGTTTCTGGAAACAGAAGAAAGGAATTAAGAAGTGTGCTTCAAAGACTTGTAAAGAATCCTGAATTTAATGCTCTTAATGAAAAACAAGCACAAAGAATATTAAGGCAAAAATTTAATAATCTTTCTAAAACAAACGCTCAACGTATAATTAGAACTGAATCAACTCTAGCTGCTAATTATGCAACACAACAAACAGCAATTGATACTTTTGGACTTAACAATCTTCAAAAAGAATGGTTTGCCGCTTTAGATTCAAGAACAAGACCTGACCACGCTGCTGCCAATGGACAAATCGTGGACCAAAAAGATTATTTTAGAGTTGGAGGAGAAGAACTAATGATGCCTGGTGATTCAAACGCTTCAGCTGCTAATGTAATAAATTGCAGATGTTCAAGTGCTTCCTTTCCAAAAGAAGAACCTGAAACTGTTCAAAGCAACCTTCTAGAGGGATTAGCTTATACTTATATAGCTGGAGAAGTCGCTCAAGAAGTGTTAGAATAATATTTTATAAATTTGTACTATGGAAAAAATGATATTTAAACAAACTCAACTCGGTGACTTAATCGATGCCGATGAAAAAGCTGGAATCGTAAAAGGATATGGTTCTGTATTTGGTAACGTAGATAGTGATGGTGACATCATTAATCGTGGCGCCTATAAAAAAACGATTGAAGAAAACGGAAGTAGAGTTAAATATCTCTATCAGCACGATATGGATAAACCTCTAGGTAAAATAGTTAACCTTGGCGAAGATAACAAAGGTTTATATTTTGAAGCTGAAATTCCTAAAACAACTCTTGGGAAAGATGTAATTGAACTTATGAAAGCAGGAGTTATTACAGAAAATAGTGTTGGTATTTTGCCAATACAAAAAGATAACAGCGGTGAATACAGACAAATCAATGAAGTTAAACTTTATGAGATTAGTGCTGTAACACTTGCTGCAAATGACCAAGCAATACTTTTAGATGTCAAAGGAAACTATGATAGCGAAAAAGTTTTAAAGAGATATGACAATCTTGTTAAGGTTATTAGAAAAGGACAAATTTCAGATGATTTGGGTTATGCCATTGAATCGGAACTTGTAAAACTAAAATCAATTTTTGCATCATTACTCACTTTGCCGACAGATATTGAAGTCACAGAGCCGAGAGAAGTTAAAAAAGATGATAGTGAAATCTATAATTATTTAATCAATAAATTAAAATAAAATGAACGAAGAAATCAAAAAAGAATTAGACCAAATCGGAGATTTAGTCGATTCTAAAATTGAAAAAGCATTCGGTCAAGCTAAAGATAACGCTAAAGGAGAAATCGAAACTTCATTAAAAAGTGAGATTGATAACTTAAGCAAAGAGTTTTTAGCGAAACACGAAGACGCTACAAAAAGGATGGATTCATTTGAAGTTGCTCAAAAAAAAGCAGTTTCTTCTAGCCAACCTACTAACTTTAAAAGTTCTTTAATCAAAAGCATCAACGATGGTGCAATTGAAGGATTATTAAAAGGTAACTCAAACGCTGCAAAGTTTGAGATGAAAGCAGGGGATATGACTATGGCAAACGCTTATTCTGGCGTTGTTGCTGGAGAAACAGTTATTCCAGACTTTAAGTTTGACCCATCAAGAAGTGTACACATTAGAAATTTAATTCCTAATGGAAGCACAGATGCACAAACAATTAGATTCCCAAAAGAGTCAGCTTATGATGACGGAGCAGCTGCTACGGCTCAAGGTTCAACTCTTGGACAATCTGACTTTGACATTACTGCAACTTCAGTAAACGTTGAAAAAATTGGTACTTTTATGAGAATAACAGAAGAAATGTTAGCTGATACACCACAATTATCATCTTACCTTTCTGCAAGAGTTCCAGGAAAAGTATTATCAATTGAGGACAACGAAATCCTAAATGGTGATGGTTCTGCGCCAAACCTTGATGGATTATTCACTGATGGTGCTGCATTTGTAACAGGTTCAGGTGGTGCTTTCTACCAGTCTGTCGAAGCTGCAAATGAGTATGATGTATTAGTTGCTGCTTTAAACCAGTTAGCATTATCTAACTACCAAGCAAGTGCTATTTTAGTTAACCCAACTGATATGCACAAAATCGCATTATTAAAAGCGACTACTAACGAGTATTTAAGAAATCAAATTTACTCTGGTTTAGTGCCAACTATTATGGGAGTTCCTGTTACTGCTAACACAGCTGTAACTGCAGGTAAATTCCTAGTAGGTGATTTAAACCAAGCGACACAACTTTGGATTAGAGAAAACCTTTCTGTTGAATTCTCAAGAGAAGATTCTACTAACTTCAGAGATGGATTCGTAACTGTTAAAGTATCTGAAAGAGTTGCTTTAACTAACTACCAACCAAATGCTATCGTACAAGGAACATTCAGCACTGCTAAAACAGCGCTTGAAACTCCGTAATCGTTAATAGCATAAATAATTAAAGGGGCTTTATGCCCCTTTTTTTATACCCCAATGTTAAATAAACTTTAAAATTTATTAAAAAAAAGTAAAAATATTTTGTTATTTAAAAAATAGTTTATATATTAGCTTCATAATTAAAAACAAAAACAATGGAGAATACAATGTCAAAACAAGAATTACAAGATTTAGTAAAAGATTTATGGTCTTTACCTGAATATCAAAGAAAACAATTGGCTATTATGTTAATGGGTACAACTCTAAATGAAGAACCTTTTAACGATTGTAAATTAATATTAAAAAGTATTTAAAACAACACAGATGCTGATAACCTGTAGTAAAACCAAAACACTAAAACCGAAATCAATAATGGATTATTATCCTAGTGAGGAATTTAGTAAGTCTAGTTTGAATGGGCAGCATCTTTTTTAAAATAAAACTATGAAAACAAAAGAGATGATTAAATGGGCTTTTATTACTTATACAGTAATATTTGTCTTACTAGGAATTATAGGAACACTAACTTATTATTTACCATAATGAAAACAATATATAAGGCAACACAACAAGATATAAATATGCCAGTAGATAAAGAATGGCAAAAAAGATTTATAAAATATTTGTGCTGGGGTTTACCTCAATTTACATTTTGGATGATAATGCTAACACACTTTTTATTTTATGTCATTAGGGGAAATTAAAAAAGATTTAAATAAATTACATCACAAAGTATTTTACTGCGCAGAATTAAAGCTAAAAGATGCTCTTAAAATATGCAGTGAGCTAAATATAATAGAAACAGAATTAGACAAGCTAAATGGAACAGAACAAGCACAAGAAACGAAAAAACTTTCCGATTTATAGCGGAGTTATAAAATACTTTCCAAAAGCTCTTGCTTATGTAGCTTTAGTTAGTAAACTTGGAAACGACCAACATAATCCTGGCAAAGAACTATTTTGGGATAGAACAAAGTCTCAAGACAATTTAGACGCTTTAACGAGACATTTAACCGAGTGTGGTAATTTAGATGATGATGGTCTTTATCACGATGCAAAAGTAGCTTGGAGGGCGTTAGCGAATTTGGAGGAGTTATTAGAAAAGAATAACTTTAACTTATAGTATATGTTAATTCTTTAACATTGTTTTTCATTTAATTAGTTTTTAATTAGTTTAGTCAATTAAGTGGTTAATTTCGGTTAGCCACTTTTTTTGTAACTTTATTTTCGTGGATAGCAATTCAAAGGGTTGTATTGCTGAATATAAGTTCGGTATTGAATGTCTTAAACGAGATATAAAAGTTTCTTACCCCCTAGTCCATACTTCTTTTTATGATTGTATAGCTGATACAGGAGACAATATGTATCGTGTCCAAATAAAATCAACAACTCAAGGATTTCAAAAAAACAGAAAAACAGTTCATATTCAATGGAAACATAATTACGAAAAAAAAGATGTAGATTATTTTGCAATATGGGTAGAGAAATTTGATGGTTTTTTTATTTTTAAAAATGATGGTAAAAGACTGGCAGTAAGATTAAGTTTAGAAAATGATTATTCAAAATATTTTAATAACTTTGACTTTAATTAATTCTCTTTTGTATAATGCACTGCAAAAACACTTGTGGTGCATTTTTTTTATCTTTGTTTAAAATAAAATGTTATGAAAGTAAAAATGTTAAAAGATGTTTATTCTTCTAAAGGTTGGAGAAAAGAAAATGAAGTTATTGATGTTGATGATAAAACAGCAAGACAATACATTTCTAAAAATATTGCGGTAAAACATAAAGAGGAAAAGATTGTTAAAGAAACTAAAGAAGAAAAAAAAGTATCAAAAAGAATAACTAAATCTAAAAAATAATGGCATATTTTTCTGAACCTTTAAATACATTTCATACTCAAATAAAAATTAATTCTACAACTGGTAGTGAAATACTAACTACAGCAGAGGCAAAAGATTTTATTAGAGTTGATACTACAGCTGATGATACAATTATCGGTCAAATGATAACACAAGCTAGAATATGGTGCGAAAACTATATATCGAGAGACATAGTGGCTAAAAATAGAACTTTATATTTAGCAAGTGTTAATGATAGATTTGTTTTGCCTTTTTCACCAGTGGCATCTATTAGCTCAATTACTGTTGAGGGAACTGCGACTACAGATTATGAAACTTATGGTCTAGATGATAAAATAGTTGCTTTAAATAATCTTCCATCTAAAGAAGTTAAAATTACCTATGTAACAAGTGGACAAGATGATAGTTTATTAAAACAAGCATTATCACAACTTGTGGCAACTTATTATGATAACAGAAGTGATTTTGTTATAGGAGTAACTATTAATGAAGTGCCAACGAATGTTAGAAATATTTTAGACTCATATAAAAATATGTTTATTTAATGCAAGTAGGAAATTTAAATACAAGGGTATTAGTAAAAAGACAAACTAAAAGCAGTGATAACTTTGGTGGTTTTACTGCAACAACTGCGACTGAATATACAATTTGGGCAGAAGTAAAAGAAACATCAGGAGAAATAACAACACAAAATGGAAAGCGTGATAGATATGTATCTATTGAAGTACGCTGTAGAAAACGAACTGGAGACCAAATACTTGATGGAGATTTGCTTGAGGTTGAAGGAGTATCGGGGTTGTACAGGATTAACAACAGATATGACGACATCCAAGATTTTTACACTACAATAGAGGCTACAAAAAAAGATTAAAATGATTAAGTTAAATCAAAATGATGTAAATAGACTGCAAAGGAAATTTCACGCTCTTGAGGCTATTGATAGAGATGGTCTAAAAAAAGAAATGTACACTGCTGGTGCTTTAATGTCTAGAGATATAAAAAGAAGTGCGCCAGTTGATACAGGGAACTTAAGAAACAATGTTGGATTTGAGCCAAAAGAAAATGATTTAACTGTATTTTCAAATGCGCCTTATAGTGGTTTTGTAGAAGAAGGAACTAAATTTCAAAAAGCTCAACCATTTTTTTATAGAAATATTGAAAAAGGAATTAAAATACTTGTTAAGAATTTAGAATATAGAATTAAAAGAGCAATAAGATGAAAGACCCAATAAAATATATTAGACAGGCGATGATTAATGCTTTAAATGGCAATATTTCTTATAACGGTTCAAACGTACCTGTTTATGGGAGGGTTCCATCTAGTGCAAGTGAGCCTTATATAAAAATTTATTCAGTGCAAACAAATGAGGCTGACCAAAATGCCGATGAGTTTATAACCGAAACACTTACAAGGATTGAAGTTGTAACAGCTTTTGATAGTGATAGCGGAGGAGAATTAGAAGTAAATACTATTGTAAATGATATATTAGTAATAATTAGAACACGCTCAAGCGGTTATTTTGATTTATCAAGTAATGATTTTCACGTTTATACTTGTGTAAATGAAGGCGTTACTTATTTAGAGGATGATAGAAACGATAAAACTTACTTTACCTCTATAATTGATATTTCAAATCGTGTTCTGCAAGTTTAAAAATTATGAATAAAATTAGCGATAACATTTCTTGGAATGAAGCTGTTAGTTCTTCAACAGCTGAAAGATTAGAATTAGATAATATTCCAGACAAAGAACAAGTAAAAGCAATGATAAAAGTTGCTGAAAAAGTATTTCAACCTTTAAGAGAATGGTGCGACCATCCAATTAAAGTAAATAGTTTTTATAGGTCACCAGAGGTTTGTAAAGCAATAGGTTCTAAAATAACAAGTCAACACACAAAAGGTGAGGCAATTGATATTGATACACTAGGAAGCACTCCTAATGGAGAGTTATTTTATTATATAAAAAACAATTTAGATTTTGACCAGTTAATTTGGGAAAAGGGAGACAATGATAATCCTGATTGGATTCACGTTTCTTATGTCTCTAAAAAAGAAAATAGAGGGGTTGTATTACAGGCTTGGAAGCCAGAGGGTAAAAATTATACGTTATATAAATATTTTGATTTAGATGCTGAAACTTCTTAAAAGATTATTAGGTTTTAAAGATTCATCCGATATTGGAGGTCTTGGTATGGAGATAAGGGAACTTATCAAAGGTAAAGAAATAGACCCTCAACAATTAATAGAACTACAATCGGAGATAAATAAAATGGAAGCGCAGCACAGAACAATCTTTGTGGCTGGATGGCGCCCTTTCATAGGCTGGGTTTGTGGTGTGGCTCTTGCATATAATTTTGTTCTACGAGATATGCTTGTTTGGTATATGGGAGCAGAAACAGCTCCTCCAGCTTTACAAATGGAACATTTAATGACAGTACTTATTGGAATGTTAGGTCTTGGTGGAATGAGAACATTTGAGAAATTTAAAGACAAAACAAACTAATGGCACAAAAAGTATTTATTTCTTATGTTGAAAAACCAAAGAAAAAAAGACCTGGTCGCCATAGTAAAAATGCAAGTAAAGGTCAATCAGGATACAAAAAGAAATACAGAGGTCAAGGGCGAAAGCATTAATTATTAATTTGTTATTTTTGTAGTAAATATTTAGGTTATGGCAAATGATATGAGTTACAATTCGGTTTATCACAAATCTGCTTTTGGAGATTTTGGTTTGGAAATTATTGCTACTGGAGAGACGAGTACTGTTGGAGAGCAATATAACGCTATTCAGGTGTTAGAAGATGCTACATTTAGCGCTACAAATAACACAACTAAAGGTGATACAACAATTACAAGTTTAGAATTAGTAACTGGGATGATAATTTATGGTTCATTTCATACAATTAGCGTTTCAGCAGGTAAAATAATTGCATATATAGAATAGTATGTTAGGACTTGGACTTGGTTTACCGAAGATTGGAAATAAGGTAATTAAGATAATAAAACATCTAAAATCTTATTGGAATAAGAATAGCCATCAATGGAATCACGAAAACACGAATTGGGAATCAATATAAATTAAAATAATATGGCAACATTAACAGGTAATAAAATAAAAGATACTTATTCATCATTAATAAAATTTAGTGATAATGGAATTGCATCAGGAACTCTACAATTGTTGTCTGACGGTGCTGGAAACTCAATTGGAATTTCAGTAGATACATCAGGTAACATTTCTTCAGC